ATAAGGCGGCGCTTTGGCAGCATCCGCTCTGGTCGGATATTTAGAATCCTTCGAATTCGTCATACATAGTTACCTCGCTACCGGAATTCCGGCATCGGAACAATATCAATGCGTTAGATATGAAAAAGCCCTCCGGAGAGGGCTGTTATGCATGCTTCGACACAAGGCCGGTTTCCCGCCGGTGTGCGCCGTTTACTTACTTCCTCGCTCTGCATTCTTTCGACCTCTCAGCCGATGCGGTTCGAGTCCCAGCCCTGCGGCGAAGTGACGAACTAGGCGGTATCGATAACAGGAGCCGCCTCTTTTACCCTGTTACCTGCTCTTGCCTTTAACTGCCGGAGCATATCACAAACACTACACTGAAATTTCGCGATTTGCAACATTTTTAATATATATTTATGAAATCGGACACTCCTCTCGTTTTAATTCACGCTCCATTGCATAAAACATCTCCTCTTCCAGTAGTCTTTCAGCCCATTCGATGCGTCTGGTTCCCTGCTGAATACTGATGCCGGTCATGAAAGCAAGCTCACGCGCCATCTTTTGCGGGTATTTGCGCTCACAATACCGTTTAATAGCCACATGACGGATTGGGTTATCTTTTTTAAATCTGTCAGTCATTACCTTTTCAACAAAAGCGGCATCATCTGATTCTTTGGCGAGAGCAATGATGTCGTTTATTGTTTTCTTCGGATTAAGTATTTCGTGTGACTTTTTGAACAACTCATCCCCGCGATAACCCATTTTATGCAGGTCTTTCACCACCTTGATGATTCTTTCACCCTCAGTGTCACTCCACTCAGTGCGGATCATCAGGCGACCAATAACACTGCACTCGCTTGAACCGTAGTCATTGCCACCGTACGCATTACCCCACGTCATAAGCATGTAGCGAACCCACACCCGCTTGCCGTCAGAGATGTTTTTACGAGCGCCACACCACACCCGCCGCAGGTCATTTTTATTGGCAACGTGCGCCAACAGGTAAAAAGGTTCGTCTCTCATTGATCTTTCCCCTGGTTGCCTTTCATCTTGGATTTTGTCATCAGCACGCCGTTGTAGATAACGTGCATTTCACACCGGGTATCGCGGTGAAACTTCCTGACTGTATGCCGGTTTATTCCCAGATCGCTCGCCAGTGCGGTCATGTTTCCGTGGTGCTTAACCAGCATTTCCGGTATCGATGTGATTTCAGGTTTCATCCCCTATCTCCCATATCGTGACATCAAGTGACCCGCCGCTTACCCTTTCACCGCGCCTGATACGCATATCATCAATCTGGCTGTCGTCCTTCCAGAAACCGGCGTGAGTGAGTGAATCGAAAACAGCCTTTGGCAGGTTATCGAGGTCTCTCTGTCGTTTGTCCGGGGGATTTGCTGTGATGCTGATTCTGATGCGGGATGTGGTGCTGATATCGAGGTTTTGCTGTCTGATTAACTCTGTGATGTGCTGCCGGTATCTGGTTCCTTTCTCTGCTATGTAGTGCCGACCTCTGGCATGTCTCCAGTACGTGTTGTTGGACGGAGGCCACGGCAACTTAAGGTGATATTGGTTCATGCCGATATTTTCCCCTCTGCCAGCAGTTGCGCCTGCGTCCGGATAACGCCCTCAAGGTGACACTGTTTTGCATACTCAGCGTCTGTGAGGCGTGTACGCCGGTCGATTTTGTCATGGCACGCACTGCACGCCCATGCGCCAAAAATGTCCGGTGACTTAATTCCGGTACCGCACAATCCCGACATCCGATAATGAGCCAGCACCACCGTTTCAGAATTTCCGTTACACACTCCCGGAATTCTGATCTGGCATTCTCTGCCGCGTGCTTCTTTTCGTAAGTTAGCCATACTCACCCCCAGTATTCATAGATGCCGAGTGCAATAACAAATATCACCCAACTCAGAGTGAACGGATTACTCAGATATCCCAAGATGCGTTTAATCATCACCATCTCCCTTTATCTTCTCGACTACTTCCAGATGCGGGCATTCACCGGCGCACTGGTCGCACAGCCATGTTTCATCGTCGGCCAGTTCTTTACTGCATATTGCGCAGGTCATTTAAACCAGCCCTCATATTCAGACTCCGGAACCCGCTGGCGAACAATCTCTATCGACATTGATTCCACATCGCCTTCAGTGTTGCGTTTCTTTGCTATCTCAGTGAGTAAGTCAACTGCGCTGAGGTAATCATCCTCACGAAAATTACCAAGACACATCCAGCGGTCACAAACGCGCCATACAGTACGCTTCGTTTCTTCCTCCTTTTGGTTTATGGCTTCGTTTATCGCATCCCTGAAGTTTCTTAACTGGTCAATATCAAGACCTTCAATTTCACTTTTCCAACTCATGGCCGCACCTCCCGATCAGACACCGACGCTTTCACCTTCGTTCCGGTACGTTTTTTATCGGGAAAGCTGCTGAAGTGAGCCTTAATTTTTGATACGGCATAATCATCAAAAACGTAATAGACCTGCTTTCCGTGTTTGTGGCTGACGTGGACACTGCCGATATCTTTCATCATGTTGAGAAATGTGGTCGCCATCATGATTTTTAACTCCGCGGCCAGTGAAACCGCCTTCACCGTGAAACTGTCCAGCTGGCGAAGATTCCGGACTATCCGTAGGCACACATCCTGTTTCTGTTCGGCAGTTTTGATATAAGTTTTCTTCTCCCTTGTCACTTTGCTTTCCTCCGCTTCTGCGCCTGCCGGTTCAGTTTCCGGTGACCGGTAATGCGGTTGCGTGACAGGGGATAGTGATAACCTCTTGCGCTATCACGCAGCGACCAAGAAAGGCCATTCGCCGACAAGCCAACAGCCAGAGCCATAAGTAAATTTGATTTCTTCATGCGTCCTGCTACCTTTTGAGTTTCATATATTCCGAATCCTCCGGCGTAGTCAGTATTAAACCGAACTGTGCAGCCCATGATTCGATTTGCTGAAGAAAGTAATGCATATCCCCTTTGTCGAGTTTTGAAGTGCGCCTGAGCGTCTCACGCTGCGTTTTCTCGCCGGTGATAACATCGGTGTACTCAGTGGTTTCAAATCCGAGATATGTCGCCTTCAGGCTTTCTTTCACCCATGCTTCAGTGCAAAACGGCCGGCCGGCACGAATCAGGTAATTGCTGATTTCTTTGTACCAGACATGGCTGAGTGCATTTTGTGAAAGGCTTCGTTTCGGGCGGTAGGGTTTTGCGGTGATACTTAACTTCGGGTGAGTAATCAGTAGTGATTTTAGTTGCTCGTAAAACAGTTTTTTGTTGGATTCATGCAGGCAGAAGTTTTCCACATTACCCCCTACTCCTTCTCACATTGTGGTGCTCTGCGGTTCCAGGCGGCGATTACTTCATCCTCTTTGAACCGTTTTATGTATACACCACAGTTAAAACATGAAATACCGTATGATCTAACCCCTTGGTGCATAGGAAGGTGTAATACTATGGTTGCACACTCACAAAACGGGCACGGCTTAAGCTTCTGTGTTTTCTCTGTCATTTCAAACCACCTTGTTACACTCAGGAAATCCGACTGATACATTGAAGTGACTGCCAGCATCAAAGACGATTCCCACAGCCGACTTACCCCATGACTTTTTACGCATTGCTGATTGCATCTGCGCGGCTTTTTTCCTTGCCTGTGTTTCAGTTACACGCACCGGGTTAAAATCACCGTCAGTGGATGGAGCACCGTTGACAAACATTGGTTTCGCTTTCATCACTCCCCCGGTGGTTGTGGCATCGGTGCCCAGTGAGTTATTGGATAATCATCATCCTGCACGAACCAATTTTCATCACTCAGAAAATTATCAGTGCTTATAGACCACACCCAACCCTCGCCATCAGGGTCTGACCGCAAAAAACAGTGCCAGACAAATTTACCTCTGTACTCGCTAAACCATCCGGCCAATACCGGTACTTCCATTTCAGGAAGTTGCTCGCTCGTCTTAATCCATTCCATCTTCACCTCCTTTTGGCGGTGTCTGGTACGGCAGTCTGCTGCGAACTCCGGCCATGTAGGCGCGGTAACGGTAGTCAACCCAACTCGCGGTGTACCCATCGTCTCCATTCCGGAATGATTTACGCAAAACCACCAGGTACTCAATTTCATAGCCAAGCTCACCCGCGCACCACTTTTCAAAATCCGTTGGTTCCATAATCAGGATTCCTCCGTGCTCTATCCGCGAACCCGCGTTGCTGTTCTGATATTTTCGTATGCCTCAAATGCCTCCATGCGCTCAATACCGTCACACTCTTTTGCATAGGCATACATGGCCTGCTCAGCTTCACGGTGTTTTTCCAGTGCAATACGTTTTAATTCTGCGAGTTGTTCTGTAGTCATAATCAAAAGTCCTTCTGTCTTGGGTTATGCCGCGCCGGTGGTTCGGCTCTGACCATCGCCTGAGACTGGTCGATATCAAACATGCACAGGCCTTTCTGCTCGACGTATGCCGTACCTGCTTTGCCGTGCCGGTTAAGGCGCACAATCAGCTCTGTGAGAGTTTTGTCGGCATTGTCGTTGTAGACTGAATCTTTGTAGATACCCAGCCAGTAATCGCAGTCCTGTTCGATTTGGCCGGTGTCGCGGCTGTCACTTGGCATAGGCCGCTTGTCTGCCCGGTCTTCCAACTTACGGTTAAGCTGGGTCAGCAGAACAACGGTGGTATCGAGTTCTTTCGCCAGTTGTTTCAGACCCTTCGTGATTTCGCCGTATGCGATATCGTTCCGGTCTGCCTTGCCTGCCTTCATCAGCGTCAGGTAGTCAACGCCAATAAACCCGATTTTCCCTGTCTTGCGCTTCAGTTTCCGGCATTCTGCCTGAATGTGTGCCAGCGTCATTCCCGGAGTGTCATCAAGCCAGATGTTCGGGCGCTCACTTAACTCACCCATTGCCTTGCTGATAAGCCCCCACTCGTACTCATCACCGCTGTCATACAGGGCATTGGAACTGATTCCAGATTTCTGGCTGATCATCCGTTCGGCCAGCTGCTTGTTGGTCATTTCCATCGAGAACAGCGCTACCGGCAATCCGGAATCGGAAACGTTTTTAGCCATTTCGGTCAGGACTGTGGTTTTACCCATCTTCGGACGCGCACCGACGACGAACAGGGAGCCACGAACAATGAACTTCGGCGCAAGCATGGCATCAAGTGGCGTAATGCCAGTCTTCAGGCCGCGGTTAGCATCGGGATCTTTGAATCGCTCCTCAACCTCGATAACCCACTCATCCAGCACGGCAGAGATATTCGTCAGTCCTGACTGCCGGCCGGTTTTGCTGCTCTCCACCACATCGGACAGCATCGTCTGAGCCATATCGATTTTTTCGGCCAGGCTGAGAACACTGGCTTCGGTAAACAGCCGCTGTATTTCTCCGGCCTTCTCGATTGCCTGCCGCTCTACGGCCTTATCGCGAACCGTATTGGCATACGCCACGATATTGGCTGCGCTGGGTGTCCGGTGGTTTATCTCAGCGACGTATGAGAATCCGCCTGCCAGTGTTAACTGACCTGCGCTTTCCAGTGCTGAGGTTACCGTGATCAGGTCGACCGGCTTACTGGTTCGGTTTAACTCACGGATTGTTGCGTAAATCAGCCTGTGTGATGCCTGGTAAAACATTTCCGGCTGAAGTCTGGATAACACCATCTGGCTTCTGTCGCCCTGCGGGTCTAGCAGTAACGCGCCGATAACACTTTGCTCA